GCAGACCAACAAGCATCAGTAAAGAGAGTTAAAAGAGATAAAGGTCTTATTGAGAGAACAGAAAGTTCAAAGACTATTTTGACAGAAGATAATAAAGAACTATTGAACGATTAATATACAAATGGCAACTAACATTAAGTATCTTAAAGAAAATAACTTGTTAGAGGCACATAAACATTTTATGCGTCTCAGCGAGGCATATATACCAACCGTATTACCAGAGGAAGAAATAGAGGAAGCTGGTGAGGATATGCAAGACCCTAACGCTATGGGTGGAGACCCAAATGCAATGGGTGGTATGCCTGCTGACGGTGGAATGCCTCAAGACCCAAATGCTATGGGCGGTGGAGACCCAAATGCAATGGGAGGACAAGACCCAATGACAGGTGGTGCTGACCCTAACGCTATGGGTGAAGACCCTATGGCTGGTGGAGCAGACCCAAATGCCCAAGACCCTATGGCTGACCCTATTGGTGGTGATATGGGTGCTGACCCAATGGAAGACACAATGGGTGAGGAACCAGTAGATGATGGTGAAACAATTGACATTGACGGTCTAACACAAGCAGAAGACAAACTTAATGTTAAGCAGAACCGCATCGGAAGAGATTTGTCAAAGGTTGATAACAGAATCACAACACTTATTGATACCATCAATAACCTATTAACAAAGGTTGATAGTAATAATAGCGAGATTGAATCTCTAAAAGCTGAGTTCGAGAAGAGAAATCCAACCCAGACTGAGAAATTGAACCTTCGTTCATTAGATTCGTATCCATTCAATGTGAAGCCAAATGAGTATTGGGCAGAGAAAGCAAAAGAAGGTGGATATGAGGCTTATGCAGATAATGACGAGCCTACAACAAAGGAGTACGTCATTACCAATGACGATGTAGATAATCCGTCTGATGATATTGCAAACACATTCTTCAAGATTGATGACGATGACATTCAGACACTTGAAAAAATGTTTAATATCTAATGAAAACAGTTAAGTTATCTGAAGAATCATATAACAAGCTTAAAGATAGACTCATCAATGAGATAAGCTATGGTACTGTTGACCATGCTTATGATAGGGCAAATGACCTTTTCTGGGAAGTTCGTTCAACTTTTGAGGATTTCTACAGTGCTCTTGATGACGCAATGCTCAAGGCTAAGTATGACAGTCGTGAGGGTGAGCAAACAAGCAATCCATATCTAGAAAAGATTAAAGGATGTGCTGACATCATCTATGACATGTTGAATAAGAAGAAAGAGCAACAAGACAAGTTCTTCGATGCCACAACTGGTAAGGTTGACCACAACAAGTTCTTTAAGAGTGATGAAAGTCAAGAAAACGACATAGATGATATGGATTTGAATTATTTACAAAAAAATTTTCCAAAATGAAAACAATGAGATTAACAGAAAAAGACCTTCACAACATCGTGAAAGAATCTGTAAATAGAATTATTAAAGAGGCTGAAAGTGGTGGATGGGTTGTTGATTCGTCTGAAGCACAAGAGGCTTATAATTTAGCCGTTCAAGAAATGGGAGAGGAAACAATTAACAGTGCCATTGTAAGATGCCTTGGTGATGAAACTTTAGCACAATGCCTTGCCTATATTTTTAGGCAATATGATTTTAGAGAATGGCAAAGTCGCTTCTAGTATAGAAAATCCTAGTTTACTAGAAATAAACTGGGATTTTTTTTTTGTTTTTTTCAATTTTTTTTTATATATTTGCATTGTAAACTTTTAAGCACGTTTTGACGTGCATGTAAAATAATTTTTTTAACAACATTCAATTTATGAACAACAAAAATTTTAGCGTTAACATTGACGCAGAAGCTGTGAAAAATCAGTATGAACAAGAACAAAAAACTTTTACGCCTAAGAAGACTCAATTTAACGAGAAAAACTATTTACAAGCTAGATTGGGTGACAAGGAAACATCAAAAACCTTAACAATTCGTTTGCTACCCTTCTCCCCAGAAGGTGGTAGTCCTTTCAAGAAAGTTTTTATGCACACCGTAAAGGTAAATAAAGAAGTCGCACCTAACGGCTGGAAGACTTTTGTATGCCCTACACATAATAAAAAAGATGGTGAGGTAATGGGTGATGGTTGTCCTTTCTGCGAAACATCAGCAAAGGCAAAGGAATTAAAGTCAAAGGCATTAGACGAGAGCACAAAGAAAAGATACGGTGACATCGAATTCCTTAACAAAGTTAAGGAAATGTGGATTGTGCGCTGTATTGAACGTGACCACGAGGAAGACGGTGTTAAATTCTGGCTATTTAATTCTTCAAAGAAGAAGGACGGAGTTTACGACAAGATTATGAACCTTGCGAAGATTCGTGCCGAAGCTGCTGCAAGAAAGGGAAATAATTACAGTATTTTCGACCTTAACAATGGTCTTGACCTCATTATCACACTTACAAAGACAGCAGATAATAAGACATCAATACAGATTGTAGATGACGGATTCCCATCACCTTTGACTGATGATTTCGACCTTGGAATGAAATGGATTCAAGACGATAAGAACTGGTATGATGTATATACCGTTAAATCCTATGATTATATGGCAATTATTGCACAAGGCGGTATTCCTATATTCAACAAGGAACTTAACAAATATGTTGACAAGGAGGAAATGAATAAGATTAAGGAAGAGGCTGAGAAGAAGAGAATAGAGGAAGAACTTACAGAGGAAACAAAAGATTATTCATCAATTGCAAATGGTAGTGAGATTATTGTAGATGGAACAACCATGACAGCAGAAACTAAGGTAGAGGAAACTCAAGAGGAAGAGGATTTACCGTTTTAAAATATGAAAAATGTTATGAAAATATATGCACACTATATGAGAACAGCAAGCGGAGATTCCTATTTAACAATATTGGATAAAAAATACGTAGACCCAATTGAGTTTATGAAAAACGAAATGCCTTGGGAATTTGAAGCTTGGGGCGAGGATGAGGAACCAGATTATGCTGAGTTTCTTGTTGAAGAGAAGGAGATTAAATAAGGCAATGTTACGATTAATATGAACAGATGAGTAAATTAAAATTTTTTTGGGGACCAATGGCTTCAGCGAAGACGTTGAAGCTATTGTCCACCGCCTATAATTTTGAAGAAAAGAACGTACAGATAATGGTTCTGAAGCCAGCACTAGATACTAGGGATGGTGAAGGAATTATACGTTCTAGAGCAGGTCTTGAGCGCAAATGTGTGATGATTGACAAAGATATGAATCTATACAAAGCAATTAAGGCTTATAAAAATGTTTTGGCTGCGCAGTTTGAAACACTTAAATGGGTTATCATTGATGAGTGTCAGTTTTTGACTGAAGACCAAGTAAACCAATTATCAGATGTAGTTGATTTTCTAGATGTAAGTGTTATGTGCTTTGGTTTGAGAACTGATTTTAAATCACAGTTATTTCCAGGCTCAAAACGCCTTTTTGAACTTGCTGATGATATTGAAGAGATTAAATCAACTTGTGAATGCGGTGATAGAAAAACATCAATAAACGCAAGGTTTGATGAGAATGGTGAAATTGTTACAGAAGGCAGTCAAGTTGAAATTGGTGGAAACGATAGATACAGAGCCATTTGTAGGAAATGTTGGAAAGATAAAATAAGAGACAAAATTCTTAAAGAGAATGGCGAAATTGAATAATTTTTTAAGAGATATAAGTTATGAAGCAACCAATCAAAAAAAAGGAATTTACAAGACCTAGCATTGCTAGTATTAAGGAAAAATTAAACCTAACAAGAAAGTCTGAATCAGACCTAGTGAAGTCAGTTGCAGATAAACCAACAGATTTTATTCCACTGCCAGAGGCGTTTTCAGACGCAATCAAGTTGCCAGGAATTCCAATGGGTTATCTTACAATCGTAACTGGATGGTCAAACACAGGTAAATCAACCATTAAAAACTGTCTTATTGCATCTTGTATAAATAATGGTATATTGCCAGTTATCTATGAGACAGAGAATAACTTTGATTTCCAATATGCTATCGACTGCGGAATGAAAGCAACACCTATTTACGGAGATATTGACGTTGAAGACGTTGATGAGGAAACAGGTGAGGTTACTTACCATAAGGAGAAGAGAATTATCGACTACGATGGTCCTTTCCTTTATTATGATAGCAAGATTCTAGCAGAAAACTATGGTAACAGAGACCACTCAACAGGTAAGGAGACTAAGGAGAAACGTAAGGTTGCAGTTCTTGAGGATATTGCATATTCAATGAATGAGATTCTTGATGCCCAAGATAGAGGTGATATTCAACAGCCAATATGTTTCATTTGGGATTCAATTGGCTCAATTGGTTCTTATAAGTCATATACAAGTAAGACTGGTAATAACATGTTTGACGCAGGTGCTATTGCACAAGCATTCAACAGCATTATCAATGATAGAATTCCATCTTCAAAGAAGATTAGTGAACCTTACACAAACACATTCTTCTGTGTAAACAAGATTTGGAATGACTCAATGAACTCAATGGGTGGAGTTCCATCAATCGAGTTGAAGGGCGGTAAGACAATGTTCTATGGAGCAAGATTAATCATTCACCTTGGAGGTATTGGTAAGGCAGCTACAAAAAAGCTTGATGCAACTGCAAAGGGTAGCAAATATCAATATGGTATTACTACTAAGGTAAGAACTACAAAGAATCAGTTGCCTACACCTTGGAATGTTACATATGAAGGTGAAATGTCATGCGTACATAATGGACTCATAAATCCAAATAGGCTAGATGAATATAAGAAAACATATATGAAGGATATTCTAGCTAAATTGGAGGAAGTCAGTGGAGGACAGCTAAATGCTGATGAATCTGACATCAAGTTCACAGAAGAGGATACTAATGAGTAATGAGACTGAAGTTTGACAATTGGATTGATGAATCTGAATATACTTGGGAAGTCGTACATGACAATACACACTTTGAACCGCATACAGAACAATTCAGATATAGTACGTTTGAGGAATGGGCTAGGCATTACGAGCCGATACGAGCAACACATTTGGAAGTTCATTTAACAATGCCTCGTTCAATAGAGCAAATTGAAATGGATTATACCATAAACCCTATGGACGGTATAACAGTAAATAACGCAATAAATCAAGTGGGAGGATAAAATTCTTCTCACTTTTTTTGTTTTTTTAACTTTTTTTTATATATTTGCAAAAATTAACAATTCATAATAATGGGAAAAATACTTTTAGAATCAAAAATCGTAAATGACAACTTTACGCAGTATCTCTATGATAACTATGATATTCAGAATAGAGATATTACAACTACAGAAGTTCCTCTACCATCACATGAAGACATGGAAGAAATGAATTCTAGCCATTGGAATATAATGTTAATATGTGGCAAGAGTGGTAGTGGTAAATCAACAATTTTAAGAGAGATAGGCAATGTTAAACCAATCGAATATGACTATAATAAAGCAGTGATTAGCCAATTCGATGGTTACACTGAAGAAGAGGTATGCGACTTATTGGGTGGTGTGGGACTTTCCTCAGTTCCTACGTGGCTTCGTAAGCCTCAAGAATTATCCAATGGTGAAAGAGCAAGGCTAGACCTATGCAAAGCCATCTATGACGCAGGAAAGGGGAAAATAATCTATGTGGATGAGTTTACTAGCGTTGTGAACAGAGACGTTGCAAAGTCAATGAGCCATGCGCTCCAAAGGTACATAAGACAGAAGGATTTGAAGATAGTGATTGCATCGTGCCATTTTGACATTATTGAATGGTTACAGCCAGATTATGTATTCAATCTCAATCATAGGGATGAGGAAGGAAATGTTGAAATGGAGAAGATGGAGTATACAGATGATAATGACTACTCAATACATCAGTCTGTAAGGGATATTGAGGTATTGAGTGAACCAAGAGCAATTAATTAAGTTATGGATGAGAAAGTATTGAAATTAGTTAGAGATTATGTCGTTGAACATTTAGACAAATCTGACGAAATGCCTCAGTTTGAGGTTTTTACTGTATGGAAATCTAAGATACTACAAAATTGGAAGTATTTAGTTTCAACAACTTTACCAGATGGTATGTATTATGAATTAACATACGATGGTGATAAAAAGAGGTGGTATCTTGATGCATATAAGAAATTTGATAACAAGTGTATTGAAGATTGATATATGGACGTACAAGAGGCACTTAGGTTACTAGAGTACTATAATAAATGGAGAAAGGGTGCAGATATTAAAATGCCAAATCCAAAGGATTTAAGTGAAGCCATTGACACAATTGTTAATGAGTTTAAAAAATAATTTGGAAATTTCATTTTTTTATTATATCTTTGCATCATGGAGCTAAAAGACATTATTTCGTGGAAAAGTGTAGATGAGCTTCCTATGGATAACCCTTTCTACAAGAAAGTATTAATTCTGTCTGAGGGTAGGTTTAGTGGAAGTACATCGTTATATGTATCTACAGACTATTGGCAAGTATTCTTCGATGAAAAAGACTTTGGAGAAGAACAGTTTTATGACAAGAAAACAAAATTCAACGACCAATACTATGCCTACGGCAGATTCGGTGAGAGAAAAATACCACTTGATAAGATTAAAGGGTGGATGTTTGCAGACGATTTAATAAAATTGTACAATGAAAGAGGATAAGTTACAAGAGCTTAAAGCAAAGTTCATGGAAGAGTTAAAAAACAGACCAAAGATAGAACCAAAGTGGTCTTATGAGCTGTTTGGAATTGAGTGCGGTGAAGGATGGAAAGTACTTTATCAACCAATCATTGACTATATTGACAAGTACAATGAAGACCATGAAGAGAAGATTGAGATTCACCAGATAAAAGAGAAGTTCGGTGGTCTTAGATTCTATACTAATTTCAAAACAGATGCACTTAGGGCAATGATTGAGGATGCCGAAGAAAGGTCATATAACGTCTGTGAGGCTTGTGGAAAACATATTGATAAACCTATCTGTGAAAACCATTGGATTTATGCGGAATGTGAAGAGTGCCATCAGAAATGGCTTGATAAACGAGCCAAAGCTTTCGAAGCTTATGAAAATAAGATAAAAGAAAACAAGGCAAAGAGTGAAAGTAATAAAAGTTAATCACAAAAAAGGACAAAGACCATACATTCAATTAACTGTAAGGAGAGTTGAGCCAAGCGTTTGGAGAAGTATGGGATTCGCAAAGGAACATTATCTAACAGCAGAACTTAACAAATCATGCAAATGCCTACTATTTGAGTGGGATGGAGTACCTATAGGATTCGCTGGAATACTTAACACTCCACGTAAAGGAATACCTTATGGCTGCTCAATATCAAGAATAGTAATACTACCAGATTATCAAGGGTTAGGACTTAGTACAATAATTTTCAATTTCTGTGGTGGCATAGTAAAATCATTATCTGACGAAGAACATGATTATAAGTTGTATATCAAGACTGCCCATAGAAAGTTTGGAGAGGCATTAAGCAGAAACCCAAATGTAAGAGGTACGGTATTCGATGGCAAAGGTAGAGATAAGAAGTCTGCCGACAATCAAAGGTACAGAAATAGACTAACAAGAGTCTCATATTGTAAGGAATACATTGGAGATAAGATTGATGGATTTCAAGATATTTTGAGACCAATAGGGGAAATGAGAAAAACAAGGCTAGGTAAATGACCTAGCCTTGTTTGTTTTGTTAATATCACAATAACGTTAAAATTCCAAATCTTGACGCATAGCCGATAACTACTCCAAGAATAGTCAATGACCAGTCAATCCAATCCCATTGTCCACCCCATAGTTTGTCTTTCAATTCAAGTGTTGATGCTATGCCAATTCCAGCATATGCTGCACAGTAAACAGTATTAGCACCAACACCTATAAGAATTCCTCCAACGAGGTGTTTCCATCTGTTTGATTTAGATAGCCACGACATTATAGCAAAATGATTGAGGATAATAATGCTACTAGGATACCAAACACAGCACCATATATTACGCTTTTCCAAGAATAACGGAATCCTTCAAAACATAAAATCTTTATTACTTCTCCCATCCAAGAGAAACCAACACCAGCCAATGCGCTAAGTAAGAAAATGTTTAGGAATGGCATAACTGTACCAATTGCCACCTCTTGAAAAACAGCGAAATACTGCTCTTGAGACTATGAACATCTATGCTCCTATAGCTCACCGTCTCGGTATCAGAGCTATAAA